TCTTAGCCTCAGACTTACTCATACCTGTCTCACGGGCCAGCTTAGGCGCTCCTACACCGTATGTAGCACTATAGTTAACCACCTTGTAATTCTTACGGAGGGCTTTGAGTGAACGCTCCCCAGAATTGTGCTTGTCGATGTCATCTTGAGTGATAACACGAGCGTGTAGAGCCAAGTCTAAGTGTGGGTCAAAACCTTCACGGCTCATGGCCTCAACATAGTCAGGGTCTAACGGTTTCATGTAGTGACGCTTGGTTGTGTCCTCCAGTGATGTCATGTCAGCACCAGCTAACAGGTAGCCATCAGGACACGTTAGACACCCACGAATAACATCACCGTATGGCTTATCTACACCCGGTAGGTTAACCAATGGTCGGTAGTGCTTAAACCGAAAGGTGTTCGTTAGACCAGCGACACTGGCCTCTAGCCATCCATCCTTGTGGCACTCTAGGAAACTCTTAAGAATACCAGCACGGTGAGTAAGAACAGTAAGGCCATCGAGAAGATCAACAGCTTTGTCAACCTCTGCAAGCTCTTTGACACTTGAGCATAACTCTCCATTCTTTCTAACTTGTTCGATCTGTCGTTCATCACCTGTCACCTTATCTCTGAGAAACTTATATGTTCTTGGCTTCCACCCTAGTGAGTATAGCCAGTCTTTTACTTGGTCGTTACTGTTGGGATTGCCACGCTCTTCGCCTGTCTTAACGACAAACTGCATGGTTGTCTCGGGTTGTTTGTACTCCTTACATAGGTCTATCCACTTCTCGCCATGAGAGGATAGGCTACCGTCTTTCTTGTGCATAACCTTTGGTCGTGATGCTACACGAGTGAGGGTACGCTTAGGCATAGCATCAGCCAGTTGCTCAACCTTCTTTACCTTTAGTGACATGATCTCATCGTAGGCTGCTTGAGCTTTGTCTACGTCTAATTTCCACCGCAGGGTCTCTTGCTCTTTAGCGCAGTCTAGCTTGAATGTAAGGTAATCAATCAGACGATCCTTATCTGCCTCTGCATCTTTGTACAGTTTGTCCAGCTTCATGCTTAAGTCACGCCACAGACGATTGTTGATCTTAACGTCCTCATCGCACCTGTGAGCGTACTCTTGTGGTGTCAGGGTGTTCCAGTCCTTGATGACTGGTTTAGGTACTCCATAGTCCTCTCCGTAGCCCTCAAGCCCATGCTTCATACGATCATGGTGTAGATACCAAGATAACGCTAGAGTGTCGATCAAACGAGCCTTTACCTTGATGCCTAGCACCTTTTCTATCGCTGGGATGTCAAAGCGTATGATGTTGTGGCCTACCAGAGTTTCACTGTTGAGCAATACATAACGCATCTCATCGTAGTCATGGGTGTGCTTAACTTCACCCATGTCATTAGACCAAGACATGACATGAATCTTGGTCAACTCATCTAATAGACCATCTGTTTCAATGTCGAATACTGTTGTCATTTATTTGCTTCCCTTTAAATAATCTATGGCTTTCTCTAACCTGTGAATTTGATCGTTGAACTTACCAAGGCCATGATTGCAATTAACACAAAGGTAACCACGAAACTTTTTAGTTAAATGATCGTGATCTAAGTGTAAATTATCAGACGCATCCCCACAACAATCGCAGACTTTATTTTTTGGCGGCGGATTTTTATCCTTAAGCCTACTCACTACCCCTACATGTTCTTTTTTACAGGACTTGCAAGTATAACTTCTGCCCTCCTTGTTGTTTTTACCGTAGTAAGGTACATGAAAGTCAATTAAGTCTTTTTCCTCCCCGCACTTTCGACAAACCCTAGTCTCGTCGCTGCAAGTATACCATTTGTTTCCGAACAAATCCTCCTCTTTCATATCACCTCCGATAACGTAAACGTATCTGTATTAAACCGCATCATCCCTGCGTTACCTTCTTCTGAACAGGGTCGGTTCTTTTCGATAGACAGGTACGTTGTGTTGCGCTCCTGTATATCGTCAGCCTCTTTGTCTCGCTTAAGATCAATGATAACTGACGCACGTTGTCCGATCATACGACAGTATTTCATCTGACCATCGTCGTTAGTGTGGGCGATAGTTACGATACCCACGTTCAACTCAGCAGACAACTTCGACAGTCGCACCGATAGATCAGCCAGCATTTGCTCTTTGCTCTCGTCAGATGAACCCACAAGAACATCTTGGATAGGCTCAAAGAATACAAACTTAACGCCACAGGCTACAGCGAAGTAACGTATTTGGTCGATCAAATCGTCAGCACCTTGACCATCACTAAGGTAGAACTGATAGAAGTTCTCGTCCTTCGTCAGCTTACCGATAGCATCAATCACCTGATCCTCTGCGCCCTTCTCATCAATCAAATCCCTGCGTGTAAGATTGTCATTACATTCGTATGACACAAGACCTAACAGTGATCGTAGCTTTGTTTCCTCCAAGTGCCATGCAGCAATAGGAACCTCACGCTGTAACATATTGTACTCAAGGAACCGCATGATCTCCGTCTTGCCGATACCCGTGGGTGCTTTGATTACCGTGAAGTGACCTTGCATGAGACCCATGATCTTATCGTCTAACGCTTGGATACCTGTTGGTACATACTGATGCTCAGGGGTATCCTTGTACAACGACAAGAAGTCCTGTGTGCTGTTCATCACATTCTCAGGTGTGAACTTACGGGCGTTCCACCATGCACTCTTGAAGTCAGCGGCCTTACCTGCCTGTAGGAACTCATTGGCATCTTTGTATGGTCGATGGTCAACACGGTAGACCTTGTTAGGGAACAGCTTTGCTACACGATCAGCAAGAGCATTACCAGCGTCATCGTTGTCAACCGACAGGATGATCTTCTCGAAACTATTAAGCCAATCCGCACAGTTCTCCCAGAGCTTCTTAGAGGGCGTAGCAGAGGGTAACGACACAACTGGGTTGGTGTACCCACTCTTTAGTATTTGCGCTACTGAGAGAGCGTCTAGTTCACCCTCAGTGATAGTTACCATCTTGGAGCTACCTGCGGTAAAGAAGTTCATACCGAAGAGTTCATCACCCTTGAATCCAGACTTAGCGTAGAAGCCCTTCTCGTCCAGCTTACGAACCTTAATTCCCCCGCTGGGGTACACATACTCCTGACGATCTTCGTAGGTTAGGACACCGAAGTCCTCCATCGTCTTGCTGTTGATGCCACGCATGTTAGCGTATTTTCCATCGGACGTATCTTCTGGTGTAAACGACACAACAGCTTTTGGTGTAAACGACAAATTATCCCCTCCTTTTGTTGGGTACTTTTCTTTAGCCCACCCGAATGTTTTTCCACTGGACGGGTAGCCTTGGTTGCAAGCGTGGCACTTGCCGAAACCCTCAGTGTTATAACTGAAGGCATCGGAGGAGCCACACGTTTCATATGGACAGGGTTGGTGTGCATGTTCAGCCATGTGGCTCTCTCCTTGGGTTTACGCTGCTTCTCGTAGTTCTTCTAGGGCTTCATCAAAGGATAGGACATCTAAATCTTGAATATCTCCCTTGTAGATAGCTACTACCTTTAGGTCATAGTCGATGGTATAAGTTCCGCCATATATGTCCATCATCTTCATGCAGTATTTCTCTAGGTCTTTTTCCATTGGTTATTCTCCTTTAATATTACTCTTCGTTTTTCTTTTTGGTAAGAAGCTCTATGATCTTCTCGTTTGCATAGTCTTGCAAGTTATCCATGCGGTAAACTTGACCACGACCACGGTTTCGACAACCTGCAATGTGATTCATAAAGTAGCTCGGGTCGTTGACCAACATCCAATCAACCGTTCTCTGGCAATCATCTGGGCTGTAGTGATACTCCCATGAACCGAAGGGTTCTTTCTTTTCAGACTTCTCTACCCGTGACCGTGAGTTAATATTACCATCAACCCTTGTTTCACCAGTGTCTAAAAGCTCTGCGCAAGCCATTACATTTTCTTCACGCAAGAAAGGGGTTGGGTTATCTAGCTTACGCATTGCTGTCTTATTGATGTTTTTGATAGCAGTAACGGCATAGCCAAAGAGGTCGATGTTTGGTTCTTGATTTTGCATAGTGATTTCCTCAGTTCATTTTCGATGTGTCAGGTTTAACTACAAGTAAACTTTTTATCTCAGGTAGATGTTTACCTATAGCATTGTACAGTGCGATAAGACCTGCTGCGTTGTAAGACTGAGAGTGTTTACCATCCCCATTCTCAAGTATGTGCATGATAGACCTTGCCATACCATTTTCACCCTCTTGTAGGTGTAAGTCTCTGGCTGTAGAAACCAAAGCCCCTGCCGAAACATTACCATCCCAATTACTGCCGCCTATTTTCATAAGTTCGTCTAGGTCAACAGCCTTGGGTTTAGGTGCATTTGTCTTCTCAGGTAATCCCTTACGTTTTCTCCTCTCTTTATCTGCTGCATTTAGTGTCATGTTACCCTTACTAACTTCATCCGCTAGGTCAGGTGCGTCACGTTTGATTGCCTTGGCTGTCTTTACTGCTGTTGTACCTACGTTAAGCTGATCCGCAGAATCTTTGGTGGACTTAACCTCAGACGAATTCGTCTTAGGTTCCAAGTCAGTCCTAGCTCCAGATGTCATGTTAGCCAAAGCAGCCGCAGTCATAGCCCGTTGACCCGTGGTCAGATGCCTACGCATAAGGTTAGCTGCAACAACACGGTCACGGACGACATTGAACGGCATATCATCTGGTAGATATTCGTAAGTAGGCTTAACGTCAGCCTTCAAACATGCCATGTGTCTATGACGACCATCTACAATCCAGCCTTGCCACATTAGTATTGGCTCAAATAGACCATACTGCTTAATACTTCCAATAAGCCAATCGAACTCTTGAGTGTCTTCAAACGACACAAACACTGTTGATAGTTCATGGTACTTAGGTTCTTTAACCTCTGACCTAACCTTTGGTTGATTGCCACTAAAGTCTACGGGCAACCAATCCTCATCCAAAACTTCCATACTTACGTTCCTTTCTTATGTTATAACTAATAGTAGAAGTAACTAAAGTCATAACTTATGTAAACCCTACACTTACCTATAGGGATACTTTTCTAATTCTTAGACATCACGAATTGTTACAGAACTGACTTTCGTAACTTGGTTAAGGCAGTGTCCTCCCTTCGTGACACCCACTTCTGGTGTTTGTCTAACATATCCGCCACCTCATGTTGTGTCATGTCGCTGTAATAACGTAACTTAAGAACACTCCATTCTTCTGCCGTTAATTCTTCTATCGCCACATTTATGACATATCTTACAAACTCCTTATTCTCATATCTTTCAGTATGATCTTTCTCTGAGCCATTGTGTTCATCACTGTATTGACCAGAGTTAGACGACAAAACAGACTTTAGCCACTTATGACCAACCTCAGACATATTACCCACCTCACTGTCGTCTATGTCGTGTGTGAGCCTTCGGGTGATATTGTGCGCTGGTACTGTAACAGGTAGCACATCAATGTTAAGGTAATCGTGCATACGCCTCTTAGCCTCCCTGTAGAGGTGCGCTGGATGTACCTTATCATCGTCAGCCAATATCTCGTAACACTTAAGTACACCCTCTTGTACCATGTCATCACGGTGTGAGGGAGAGTTAAACCTATTGGCTAACTTCTCGCACATACCTACGATCTCAGGCCCAGTTAAGCTCATACTCTACCTCCAAGTTCTCTAACTCTCGCTGTCTCTTTCGGATCAGATACACAGCTTCCTCGACTGTGACATCATCAGACTTATCCAAAGCCTTTATGAGTTTCTTTAGTTCTTCTTTAGTCATAGCTTATCCTTTCCCTCCAGTTGATTGATACGCATCTGTGCATAACGAATGACCTTCTCAAGGTCTGTGATCTCGCACTGAGCCTTACTCATACCCTCGTAGGGCTTGTACCCTGCACGACTGGCATATTTTATGATATTCCCACGCCAGAACTCAAAGCCATTCTGCATGATGTATGTGATAGGTTCGATCTTCCACCGTGCATAATGCTTGGGTTCATTCACGATGTCTGCTGTATGTTCTGCCATTACCGTCTCCTTAAAGTTCTCTTGTTCTGATATCAACTTTCGCCACTCACTGTTTATCATTATTCTTCCTCCAGACAGAAGCCACACCATGTGTCCTTGCTTGCATTACCACAACTAACACACTTGCGCCACTTGTTAACCTCGTCACGATCTTGTGATGCCTTACGTTCCTCTGGTGTCATGGGTCTAATCATGGTTCTTTCTACCTTCTGCTATCACCTCCTCATACTTAAAGAACAACTGCTCGAACTTCCACTCGTATAGTTGTTGCATACCCATGAGGGTGTTCATCATCTCATCATGGGTAGGCTCACGTTCACCGTCACCGATCTGTTTGAACACTGTCTCAAGATCATTACATACACGCCAACAGTCCAGTATCATTGGCTCTAGGTCATACAGTTTAGCCATTGTCTGTCTCCCATTTTAGGCCCGTCTTAATCAACGACACAAACCCCACGTTAAAGATAGCAGCGAATGTCTCAGGGTCACATTCTACCTGTAGTGTGGCACTACCATCCTCATGCTCAGTTATTTCTGCTATCTTAACTTCACTCATAATCATTCTCCGTTAGTGCATCCCACGAAACAGGGAACAACTCTTTCATCTTCTCACTGATCTGGTCAGCTACAATGCGTGTCTCCGCCTGTGTATCAGGCTTACAGCGTAGGTTACACATCTTCGCTATGGCCCCTACCGTTCCACTCCAGAACCACTCAGTATACATACTCTGGGGTAGTACCATACGAGCCATCTCTGGGCTTACACCCTCGTCAATTAGCGTCTGATACGTCTGGAACTGTCTGTGCCACTGTACCTCTTGGTCTAACTGAATGTTAACGACACCATCAGACCCTTGCTTCTTGTCCTCAGATTTACCCCGCCACACCTTTGGCTCATAAAACTCAATATTTTCAGTTGTGTACCGCCTAGATATTTCATTCCAAGGCATATACTCATGTTTTTGAAGCTGACGTGCTACAAACATAGGCGCACGACATTGGAACGTAACCCATGTGTGGTTAAAGGGGCTGATGTGATTATGCTTGGCAAGGTATCGGATCAACCTAGCGTCATCTTCTTTGAGCTTAGGTGGCCCCCAAAGATCATCCTCCATCTCACTACGCTTACCAAATGATACCCTAGCACTGTTTACGACCATAAGGTCAGAGCCAGCGTGTTGAACGTAAAATGCTGTAATACTCATCAGAACGGCACCTCATTATTTCCATTGCGGGGGTCATTGAAGTAACCCTTCGCCAGATACTCCAGCCGTGGATCAAGGAGTTCCTCTAGCTCACGGATGATTGACTTGGGACGAATACCCATCTCCTCCAAGTGTTGCTCAAGTGTCATGTTAAACATTCTCATTTCCCTTCGGGTGCTGTGTAAAAAACGTGTGTGCCAATGCGACCATCTCGGTGGTAACTTTTAGCCCAATATGGTGATACATAAGTAGTATGATAGTGGGTAGAAGTCAAGCCAAGACGATCACCTTTTAGCACTGACTTAGCTATTGTCTCAGCTATATCAATGGCTTGTCTATCGAAGACATTGCCAGTGTACTTGTGATAGTTATCAGATTTTCCATCGTGGGTGAACGAGAACTGCTTGTGTTGGAAGACAACAGCACAGATTTCGTCGGGCCAACGTGGTGATTCTACCCTAGTCATAACGACCTCAGCAACGGCCCTCTGTCCTTCCAGAGGTTCACTACGGCTTTCAAAGAAGACCGCTGCTGCAAGACACATAAGGGGTGTCATTCGATCTCACTGCCCATAGCAAAGATGTGACGACCGCCAGCCTTCATAGCCAACACACGGTCAAGACAGAAGCTCTTGTACTTGGGCTTCTCACCATCCTTACCCACGAACATGGGGATCAGGTTATGAGCCTTGAGAACGTCAGCAGCCTTACGACCACGTTCACCACCCACAAGGTATTTCTTTACGTTCAAGCGACCATTGTATGTACGCTCTTCGTTGTCCTTGGTCAGGAACTTAACGGTGATGAACTCGTTAGTGTTCTCTGCCAGTACCATGCTTACCATGCGTGTATCTAGTGTCATATCAATTACTCCTGTTTCACTGCGTAGCGGTGCTACTCTGCTGTTTTGTTAACGACATATATTGGTGTCTTGGGGGATAGCTCCCGTAGTACCTTGGCCTTCTGTTCAGCCTGTAGCTTTGTCATGGTGGGTAACGCAAGTCGCATTACGATACCATTGACCTCAGTTGCTAGTGCGAATTGGTTCATTCCCATACTCCTTTTACATCTTTCCACTCTACATCACCATACCTACCAGAATCATTTAGGTAGTCAAGTGCTATATCTTTAAAATTCCAATAGTGTACCTCTACCTCTTCGATACCCTTATACTTAACATTGGTTTGATACTTATAAGCCATTTGTGCTTCCTCTCGTGCTTCTTCTGCGTCTTGAAATAGTGCGTTTACTTTTCCCATTTGTCTTCTCCTTAATTCCCACGGTGGGGGTCAACTTATAGAATCACTCTCGCATTTTCCACTGGTGGGGTCAAGAATTATTTCCACTGGTGGGGTGACTCTCATTTTCCACTGTGGGGGTCATTTTCCACTGGAGGGGGTACGGTCATTTTCCATCGGTGGGGGTACATCAGTGATCGCTTATATAAACACATGCTTATATTCGAATATTTGTATATGTTTATATGCTTATATATGGATATGCTTATGTAAGACCGTATGCAACGGCATACAATGGTATGCAATGGCATACAACGGTATGCAACCAACGGATACAATGGGATGCAACGGTATACCGAACTTGAAACAATTCGTGATTTGACTCTTGCGCAAAAATAATGTGCGACAAAAATGCAACTGATTCGCACCTGCCGTCCTTCGGTGTTTTGCGACCGCGATTCGGAAAATCTAGCCCTAAGTCATATAGTTTGGGGGGCGTCAATCCCCCTTGTGACGCTTTGGATTTAGCCCTTGGCATTTTCCTCTTTTTGGCGTTGCTTTTCCAGTAGCTCTTTCAAGTGGTCCTTAAACATTTTTGCCGTTCCTTCTTATCAGCGTTTCGATACCCTCTTATGACATACGATTCGCCCCGCGTCAACCCCTAACTTTTTTCGCTTTTATGTATTTTAGGGCTTGCGAATCGTTTGGGTATGGGCTATTTATATTGTATCGAAACGCTGATATGAGGAAAGCACGATGAAAAATGTTTACACAGTCCACGGCTCCGAAGATGGTTTGATTGGGGTATATAGTAACATAGCCAAGGCTTGCCAAGTGGCCGCTGAATATTCCGAAGGCCACCGAGTCAGCACTTCCAAGAGCGTAGAATTGGGAGTCTGGCGCTGGGTATATGAGGGAATCAATACCGCCGAAGTGGAAAAATGGCCTGTAGCATAAGATCGAAACGGGGGGTTGACATAGCCCCCGAATCGCCCCATAAACTAACTATAGAAACGCTGATAAAGGAAACGACAAGATGACAACTAGGATTTACAATCGCCGCCCGATACTAGCCAAGCGCCGCAAGATTGAACGCTTGAATCACATTGCCAAGCGCATATTCCAGCTTAACGCCGTTTTAGCTGTTGCGCTTGTCGCTTATGTTATGGCAAAATATGGCTACGCTTACAGAAACGATATAGGGTTTTTCATCCCTAATATCGGCGGCTATAACTTTACCTTTGGAGGTTGAACCTATGAAAAACGCAATCACTGACCTTGAGTCAATCACACAAGCCTTGAACCTATCAGGCCCTATTGAATCCTACTTGTGGGAAGAGCTAACAGACGGCAACTATTGGGACTCCATTGATAGCATAGCGAGTCAACTAGAGTCTGCCAGTTGTTCAGCGGGTAGCTGGAACGATTTGATTTATACCCGCGATATTCTGGAAAAGCTATCGGATAGCGATTGGCTGAACGCTATTGAACAAGCTGTTGATGACTTTGGAGATGCTACAGGCGAGTCGCCTAATTTTACCTATAACGGCCCATTTTGCTTGTCTAACGTAGTTACCTTTGCTGTTGATTGGGTAGCTAGTGAACTTGCCCACAAGTTGCGGAGTCTTGATAGCGTTTGGCTGGTAACTGCTGCTGTTGACTCACTTGATCCAAGCCCAGAGATCATTGCCCTAGCTACCGAGTCTGAGGCTGTTGAATGGGTATCTGAGGCAATAGACTCTCGCATTGAATGGCAAGTTCAGCATAGCGTTTATATGCTAGAAGAGTCTGACCTTGACGATATGCGAGAGCAAGAGTCCGTGCTATTTACTATGCAAGAGGAGTCACTGTAATGGCTGATAGATACGCAATCAAAGGATACGCCGAGTCACTTGATGGCCCCGTCACACTGTACGAGTCAGACTCATATGATGACTGCGCTAGGTGGCAATCGCTATATACCCGCTTTGGCGATTGGGGCGGCTATGATGTACTAGCCCTATTTGAGATAGCGCCCGATCAGTCAACGCTTATGATTCACCTAACGGATTCACCTATCATAACATGGGAACGGGAGTCAGTGTGATGAAGATTGAATATCGAAACCTAGTATTCCGCAAAGACTCCGACAAGTGGCATTGTTTCCACGCCTATGAAAGCGCAAGTGATTGCCTAGACCATGCGGCAGAATTGACAATCGACAAGCCCCATTTAGACTTTCTGCCAGTGCTTTGGCGATTTGATATAGGTCAATATTCGGTGCTTGACTTCGACTAGACTCTAGACTCCTCCCATGTCTAAAACTGGCGTCCCTTCGGGGGCGTCTTTTTTGTGTCGTGCCAATCGTTTATCAAGTGTTATACTATAACATAACGCTGGAATGGGGTATAATGTTACCACAAGAATCACTCATGGGATGTGGGCGAATCGCCTATCCTCTGTCAAGTTTTTCTTTCGTCAACTCACGTTTTGTTACAGTTTTACAGATATTTGTAACATTCGATCAAATTTCGCTTGGGACCCTTGACATTACGGGCGAATCATGCTCGGTGGGGCGTTAACACCACCTGAATCCAAAACCAAAAATTACTTTCGCCCTACCCACCACGTTCAAACAGGCGTTATATCTTGAGTACCCACCAAGGTACATATCGGCGGTAATCCGCTTACGTCATCACAAATTGTTACAAAACGGTAATAATACTCACGAAAACACGACAAAAAAAGAAAATACTTTCGTTGTAAAACAAATGATTGTAAAATAGTTGACAAAAAGTGAAAATAATGTGAATAAAATTCTGAAATGTATCCCTATAGTATAGTGAGAGAGAGAGTAACTTAAGTTTTAACGTAAATTATTACCACTACGATTTATACTACTAAGCTATATAAC